TATGAACTTTATATTGGGAAAGATTAGAGAATTTCTATTTTCGAAAAATTCAGTAACTGAATTATAGTCTGAATACCTTATTATTCTATCTTGACATTTCTCTAATAGCTTTACATAATTGACTCTGTTCTCTTTAAATACTTCATTGGCAAACCTGCTAAGGTTCCCAGATCTCCTAAAAAAGCCTCTTGAAGTCTCAACCTTATTTATAACCTCTTCTAATAGACTCAGAGGGCAGCTGTCAACAAAAAGACTGGTTATCCTTGGATGTAAGCCTTGGCGGAACATCTCTAGATAATGTTGCAGAATGAGTTCCCTATCATCATTAAGCAATAGGAGCTTTTTAAAGTGATCATTGCAATCCAGTGAGCTTATATATTTTAAGATCTTCTTGCGGGCCATTACTGATAAAGTCTTTATCTTTTTCATTGAAGGATACATGCTGTTTAATATATTGATCTCCATCTCCTCCTTAATGGTTACTGAATTTGCACCGAAGCAATTGTCCATCAATAGTGACACTGAGTTCTGATGTGCACCGGATATCCTTATTAAGCTTATGAGATAATCAGCAGTTCTAGTGACGCTAATTGAGTGCCCACTGAGTAGCTGATATAGGAAAGGGCTTACACCGAGTCCACCCCATGATTCAGGCACAAATAAGCATGCTAAGTACACAAATAAGACAGAACTATCCTCTGTCAAAGACCTTAATATCATCAGCTGATCACTAGACTTGTCAAATGCGCCACCTATATTGTTAACTATGTCCTCGAACTCTCTTCTTAATATATTGTCTCTATCTCTCTCCTTTAGAGAACCTAAGGTGTTAAGGTAGTCTCGCAAATATCTTTCGACTTTGTTGCTCAGTGATTGGCCATTAGTTAAAAGCCATGACCTAATACTTCTTGATATAGTAGCTTGAGTCTTTTCACTAAATCTTACTTGATCAAGCCAACTGTCTGTAGGGGGTGTTAGAAGCTGAGAAGTGAAAGACCTATAACTCAGATTTATTAGATGATAGTGTTTAAGGAGGAGTGCAGGCCACGGATTATTTGTCTGCTCAAGAGCTGAATTAATTGAAGAGCAAATAGAAGAAGCCTCAGTTGCTTCACAGTGAAAAGCTGGCTCACTCATGGAGCTCACTGCTAGTAGTTTCTTTATAGTTGAGTCGGCTCGCTCACCACCTGTATAGTGTCTTCTCAGCATTGTCACTCTGTTATTACTCAATATTGTTTGACTTATCTTAAGTATGAATCCCATAGATCTGGAGTGCTTTTGAACAAATGCGAAAAATTTGTTGAATAGGTCATAATCTACCTTGTTTACTGTTATAGTTGCATTAACATCATCAGAGTAAACTAGAATGTCCTTTATCTCAATAGGAGAATCATCCCTCATGCTATCAAACAAGCAGCAGGTGACTATGGTCCAGAATGGATTAAGCCAGCCCTCTATACCGCCTAATTGATTATTTACAACTGTAACTTTATCATAGAAATCATCGGAATAGAAACAAGATAAAGAGGAAAAAACCAATGGGAGGTTACTTAATTCATCTAAACCCGTGACATCAGAGATTAACTTAGCTAATCCACTGGTATTATTAGACTGCATAGATTGGTTATGACCTTCTATATCAGCCAATAAGCTCCATATATCTTCTTTAGTTATATCTTGAGAACAATCAAATAGCATTCCATTTCTCTCACTATCAGTGCATGTCATCAAATTTCCCTTGAAGTAATGCAACACTTTCTTTGTCTGCTCAGTGGCTATTGATAGACCTACTTTCAACTCTAGATCCCCTATTCCAAAGAGTCTCATTTCCTCTTTCTGCTCACGCTCTTTTCCCATCAACTTGACAGTGTGTATCTCTCTTGATACATGGTCCACTGATTTGTAAATATGAATACTGGGTTCATTTGGTGTTGATTCGAACTTTGGAAACTTAGTTTCAGTAAGAGGCCCTTTGTAAGTTATTGTGGCTTCTATCTCGTTTGTAGTATTCCCAGATCCTAGGGGTTTGCCTGAAATATATGCTGATTTGTCCTTAGCATAATGCAACTTATCCTGGCTGACCGAGCAGTCTATTGATTTCTTCAATCTTATCTCCAAAAAATAATCTAACGGCAAGGCCGCTATCAAGCTGTCACCACCTCTAGGTATCTTGCTTAATAAATCTGCCATTTTAGTGGATGAAGCATCCAAGTTTGGTAAGACTTTATGCTCCCTAACAAAGCCACTGATGAATAACCGCTTAAATGAGGATTCCAGTTTCCATAGCTTATCAACGTCTACAGGTCGTTCAGTGCATGTCCTCTTGATAAATTTCTTCAACCCTAAATCTGGATTGGTATTCGCATAATAATGGAACTTGTGAATTGAAGATACTTCGAGTGATTCAAGATCGCTAAGTTTTGACAATTCGGAGAGAATGAAGACCAAAGGGTCTTCTTCTTCAGATGCCTGGTGATGACCAAG